AGATTTGAGGAGTGGACCATCTAATGGGTCCCCATTACTCTTTCAACTATATAGCGCAACTTAGGGGACATCCCTGCGTTTTACCCAATTTAGCGCATTTTTAACTAAAAAAAGCAACTAAGTATCTATTATCTTGCCTTGAAAGTCCTTCCACAAAGAAAGAATGACAAGACAATAGATACTTAATCGCCTTATAATATTCTTTGTTAGTACTATAACCGCTTTCAATCAGTATTTCTTAATTGCACATATAGTTTATCAAATATTCTACTTTGTGTCAAGTACCACATTAAAAATCACTTAACAACCACTATTCCCCCTATTTTTCCACTGTTATCAATTTGTGCTTATTATATAAGTGTGATTCCAGGTGTTTATATTGAATATTACAAACAGGGCAATTGCGCCAACCTTTGTTGTTCATTTTTTTTATATTTTCTAGTTGCATTTTTATAGCCATTTGACTCCGGTACACATTCTTCGCCCCTTTTTGACCCTTGACGAATCTGTGTTTTATACCACCTTTTTCAAAGTTTTTTAAATATTCTTCCCTGTGTTCGTTAAATCTTTCTGATTTCTTTGTGTGAACCGAGAGACTAATCAGCGCAAAATTATGCGGGAGTCCGTATGCTTCTTTGTAGTCTTTTGCCAAGATCTTGTGACCGTGCCAGAGATGGCTTCCTAGGTGCTTGAATTTTTTTCCGCACACCTTACAAATAATTCTTTCATCTTCATTTTTGTTCTCTTTTTTTTGTCTGACGTTTATTTTCATATGATTATATTTTAATAATTTTTTAGAACTCTATTTAACGCTGAATCCATTGCTGTTTCAGAGTTTTTGTTTTTTTTGCCCTCTATAACTTGGTCGAATATGCCTTGTTTTGTATCTAAAATACCTTTCATATCCTCATCTATAGTATCTATGGTCACCAATTGGTATATGTTCACATTACTTGCTGTTTGACTCGGGCGATGTAGCCTATCATGACTTTGTTGTAAATCAGCTGGGTTCCATGGGTAGTCTATCCCAATGAAATTTTGAGCCGCAGTTAGAGTTATTCCTGTCCCGGCGGATTTATATCCTCCTAAAAAAATTTTTATATTTTTATTAGTTTGAAATGCTTTTACTATTTCTCCTCTTTCTTGCACTGGAGTTTCTCCAGAAATCATAACAGCCTCTTCTTTAAAAAACTCCTTTAGAGTCTTCAGTGGCTCAATAAATGATGAGAAGATCAGAACCTTTTCACCAGAATCCGTTATGCTCGTGGCCAACTCCTTTGCTACGTTTATTTTTCCTTGTGCACACAACTTTCTTAATAAGTTTAGTTGCACAAGTTTTTCCGCTGACATAGACTTAGAAACATCCGCTTTTTTCATTCCCATATTGTCTCTTAAATACTTAGCCAGGTCTTCCGCTACTTCTCTGTATTCCTTTTCTATGCTCCTATCTAGTTTCACAGGTATGTCGATAAAGTTTTTCGGTGGCAACTCTTTTAAGACTTGAGATTTATCTCTTCGGATAAAATAACGTTTTATTTTTTCATGTAACTCTCCAATATTTGACGCGCCAGACGTATCAAGTCCCCATCTTGTTTGTTTCATCGCACAGAATCTGCGTGCGTAACCATACCAATCACTCCATGTTTTTGTATCTATTATGTTTAACAAGGAGAACAACTCTGCGGGCCTAGATAACAATGGTGTTCCTGAAAGCAAAACCACAGACTTTATGTCCCTCGACAGTGCTCTAAATGCCTTTGTCCTCAATGTTGAGGTTGATTTGATATATTGGCATTCGTCCCCAAAAACTGAGCAAAAACGTGTTTTTGACAGCTGTTTAAAATGTTTTTTTAATAAGTCATAATTTATTATCCAAAAATTTATATCTGGATCAATTTTAGATATATCTGTGTTACTGTCAATAATAACACTAGACATATTTGTCCATTTTTCAATCTCACTTTTCCATGCGAATTTTACCGAAGCAGGTGAAACAATTAATACTCTCTTAAATTTCGTGTGTTTAGCATAAGCTATCGCTTGTGCAGATTTGCCACATCCGGGGGAATCCGCTATAATAGCCCTACCACCAGAGGCGACTAAAAACTCTACTCCAATTTTTTGGTATTCATACAATTTACCTTTCAATCCTTTTATATTGAAATCTGTTTTTTCTTTTGATTTTATTATCGAAACATCATCTTTTTTCTTTTTTATATTGTTTAACCAAATCTGTTCTTGCTCAACAATAGACCTTACTTCATGTGAAATTTCAATTTCTGGGAATTTTTCAGCCAGGACGGGGATCAATATAGAATCAGAAAAAGCCCAGAACTTCAACTCTCCCTCAACTGAAAAAGAAAATCTTTCCCAGCCAAAAGTATCTTTTAGTTGACGACAAAAATCTACTTTGTCTTGTGAATATTCGTAGAACAAAGCAAATCTATGGTATCTCGATTTTTGAAAAATTATTTTCATATTTTTTATTTTAAATCTCTTTATTCTCTACTCATATAAATCAAGAATATTGTCTTGATAGATCATATTTCTTATTTCTTCCATTATCTCGCTGGCGGTTTTTTCTGTTCCATATTTCAAGTATCCCCTCAGCGTATTATCTATGTCCCATAGTAATCCAAAAGCATCGTCTGTTGATAAAATTCTTTTTGCTTTTTTCTTGTCGCAATTCAAAAATTTAACTTGGATATCCTCTTCCACATTCAATAATACATCTTTTTTGCTTATGTTTTTTTTATCTTGCTTGTTCATTATATTTTGAATACAGGTCTTGTTCCACTTTTCTTTATTCTCGGATCATCGACTTCTACTCCATATTGATTAAATATTTTACCTCCCATAATATTTTGTGCTTCAAATAATATTTTATGTATCTTTTCCTTGTTTATTATATTTGTTTTTTCATACAGATATTTACAAATATTCGTATCAAGAATATGGCTATATAGTTTAACAACCAGCCTAGCGGCCTCATGCTCTCCATTTTGCCATAAAAAAATTATTTCATTTACAACTTCTTTTTGGGTCATCATATTTTTTTTTATATTCTTTATGCATGCTTTCAATTTCTCTTTCAATTTTAACATCATTTTCTATTTCCCACAATAAAAGTTCAATATTTTCAATTTGTTGCTTTAGGCACATTATCCCCATTTCTATTTTTTGATCATCAGTTTGATACATGTTATTTTTTTAATTCCCATAACTTTTCAACCTCTAAATTAAATTTATATAGTTTTTGCATTTCACATTCAAACCATTTATCGTCTCTCTCAACCATTCCTAGGTGCTTCAGATATAATCCATCATCATTTTTCACTGGCTGGTAGATGTGTCCTCTTTTTTTGTTAAACATGCTACAGTATAATTTAACCTGATGCTCAGCCCAAGGTTTCATTTTGTCCATTGTTTTTTCCGATGTCTTAAATTCCCACACGTCATCAGGTAGATGCGGTGGTAGATAATCAACTTTTCCAACAAGCGTTATGCCTTTATAGGTTATTTCTCTTTTTATTTCTGAATATTTTTTATCCAATAATTCCTCTATTTGTCCGTGCATTGCTATCCCATTCCACATCACCATCAACTCTTTCATTGTTTTTTCCGATGGGTTTATCCATTGTTCAGGAGTAACCCAGCCGTGCGTAATTGCATAAAATTCTGATGAGTTATATCTTCTCCTCACTCGTTGCCTAGTCGCCATTTTAGCCCTTAGATTAGGTCTTAAGTCTATATCGTACATATTTTTAAATTTTAATTTTTATTTGTTCGCTTTGAATTTTATAGCTATTAAAGCTTCACTTTTTATTTGTCTTATACGTTCTCTTGTTACTTTATATTTGTCTGCAATTTCCTGTAAGGAATGTCGAACTTGTTGATCAATCCCATAAAAACGAGACACAACATCTATTTCTTTTTCCGTTAGTAGGTGCTTAAACTTCTTATAAGCCACATATACCTTTTCTGCCTCAACTTCCATATTATTATTTTTTAGTTATTATAAAGCATATCTTAGCAGTCAGCTTTATATTTGTCAAGGCTAGTTACCCCCTAGCAATATTATCTTCCAAGCATTGATTAACTTCTCCCTCTATTTCATCGTCTCTCATCATTTGTGCTCTTTCTATCAAATCTTCTTTTGTGTGTGCTTCTTCTTGTATGTTTTTTACAGCTTCATCGTAACCACTATTAGTTGTTTTAACCATCAGCAAATCCTCTTGTTGTTTCCTGTC